TACACACCTAAAAAGGCATCGAAATCTGTCAAAATTAAAGTACCACCACGTGTTTTGGCAGCGCTCATTATCTGGCCCGTCGTGGAAAGTTCTATGTCCCCAGCTTCATTACTTGCCGCCGCTGTCCAAACGTCCCGATTTTCTCTATCACACCAAGAAATCTTACGGCTATTTCCACCAGATCCCAGAGCAAAGATAAATCTTTCTTCTGTTACAATACACCCAAGATTGTTTATCGGCGCATTATCAATTGTTTCAGCGACAGGTACATTTTTGACCGAAACATCATCAATGTTAAAGTATATCCCATCAGCGGCGCTAGGTTCAATCTCTACCAAACAAGTAGTTGCTCCAGCCGCAAATCTAAATCTATTCTCACCAACAGACAAAGTTTTGTTTACAACTACTGATCCACCAGTTGTAACTTTTACTATAGGCGTTGGCACTGTCGTATCATCTGCTACCGTGATAGTATTTCCCATAGCCACACCATGTACGGTGCAGTAATATGAAGCTGGCATTGTTCCAGTAGTGGGCACAACTATAGTCACATTTGCTCCAGCCGTTCCAGCCGTTCCCGTAGTGGTCACTCCGCTGGTGAAGCTATTTCCAGCCGCATCTTTGAAAGCCAAGGGATGCCCAGAATTTGTAGCTGATGACAAATCAAAAACATATGTAAACCCTTTTGTAAGCGTCAAGGCTGGTTTATTTGTGCCGTCAAGAGCATAGACGTTTACGCCGCCTACATTTACCACTGTCGTTGCATATGTGACTGTCCCAGTGTTTGGATCAATCAACGTAACTCTAATATCGTGAGAATCTTGTTTTGGATTACTATTTGATAGCCCCGAAACAGTCTGACTAAGCGTTGAAACCATTGTGCCAGCGTATTTAGCTACACCGTCAGCTATGGACCAACCCGAACCTTTAGTCCAAGCAGTATCTGAGGCAAAAGCTCCATTTGTTACTAGCTCTGATCCTGTCGTTGTGTTCAAACTCCATTCCAATAATTTGCCATCTGAAACACTACAAGCTATTAAAATCTCTCCGAAATTATCTAAATCCCAAGATGTCGCTGGCAATGGAATAGAAGAACTATCCACCACTCTTGGCGTACCCCATGTACTAGCTCCGTAAAATCCTGCGCCGTAACCTGTACCGACAGAAGCATCAACCCTACCACACGTAATATCATCAGGAGTTATATCATAAACCACTCCATTACCCGTTGCTGCTACAAGCTCACATTGAGCTCCCATAGCCAGCCACGCATCGTCAGCTAAACTTTGCCAAGCATGTATTCCTCTAATTGGATCGACTGTAGCACCGTCAATTCTTACTCTCCAACCACCTATTGGACGTAAAGACCCGTCCAGCCACCTAACTAATGACCCACTATGCCAACGACTTTGAGCTTCTAAATCTGTTCCGTTAGCATAAAATCCTGCTGGTATATCAAGTGGAATTAAAGACATATTTTTTCCTATGATTTCATAATAAAAGCTAACGCGAAATAAGCTGGGCGATTATCAACAGAAGATCCAGAACCTTGAGCACCTGTATTTCCTGCAATGTTGTGAGAATGCGAACCGCCGCTAGCAATTGTTACTGTGTGCGAGTGAGATCCAGCCGCACCTGTATCAGTAGTATTTCCAGCGCTGTATCCTTTAAATGTTGAAGTATTAAAAGCACCACGTATTTCTGCGCCTTGACCACCACCAGTGTGGACGTGATTTCCTACATTAGAGGTATTACCTGTATGAGTGTGCGTTCCACCAGCCGCCGCAGCCAAATTTCCTACTCCGTGAGTGTGGCTAGGAAGCTGACCAGACGAGATCGTTAAGCTGTTTGCGCCGCCTGTATCGCCAATATCATGTGTAGAACCGCTGTCTGTTTTACTTCCAACAATAAATCTATCTGTTAAGTTAGGCGTTCCATTTGTACCATCACAAATAAGAAAACCTGTAGGTATATCAGCCATTGTTCCTGACCACATAATTATGCCGCCTGTTGGGAAAGCTGGTAAGTTATTCACATAGGTTTGTGTTTCTGTAAGTGCAGTATTTAAGATAGTCCCCCAAGAATTGTTACTTCCATTTACGGTAGGTAGGGTAAGTGATAACGTCATCTGATTAATCCTTTGCTATTTGCAACCATATCATTTTAAGCTACCTCAGTCCAGATTGTCAGAGGTGGGTTTGGTGATAGCCATCCTTTAAATTTTACGTTCTGCCCTGTAACTGTATATACTCCCTCTGCTCCCAAAGGGAATGGCCTTTGCGCTGTCGTGGCCGCCGACTGACCTGTTACAGAAAAAGCCCCATGTGTTATAGGAAATGGGCGTTGAGCCGTTATTGACGCAGCTTGCCCACTTAACGTAAATGAGCCCGATCCAAGTACCAATGTAACGGCAATCTCAACATCAATATCGTGACCAGTATAAGTAAACGCACCAACCGCTGCATCTGGACTTAAATTTTTCTGCATAGTTACAGAATGACCAGTATAACTAAATGTTCCGATCGGAAGTAAAACAATGCCCTTACCAAGTGATATGACAAAGTTTTGAAAAGTGTAGGTAAAAGACCCACTTGCTGCATCAATATTATACGATACTGGATTTAGAAGTGGGTTACCGCTTACAACAAACGTACCACTTGGATAAACATCTGTTATAAGCTTTGCAGCCCCATGCATAGAAAGTGTGAACGTACCGCTATTAACAGAAAAAACGGTATTTGTGCTTGCACTAGCAGCTATCGGGGCTGATGCAATAGGATCAAAACCTATCATTTTTTTACTCCGTTTCCTATACTATAGCATTTATTGCTTCTTATGCCAAAACATTGTGCGATATGCATGACGCATGACAGTTTTTAACTTTCCATTTACATGTTCGTGTTTTTCTTTGTCTACTATTTTTATTTCGCTTTTATATTTTTCCCTTTTAAATGGAATGACTTGAACCAGCGGAGTTCCTTGCTCTATGAAAAATTCACCATCACCACCTGTCCACAAAAACGGAAAATTCACTTGATTGTAATATGTGTCAGTGTCAACAACGCCATCTAATATAAGAAATCGCTTTTCCATATGATTAAGTGGAGAAGTAAATAAAGCCGAATAACCTTTTTGAGTTTTCACACCCCAAGGATTTACCCATTTCATTGGCATCTTTCCATAAGGAGTTTTTGCTAATGGATGTGTTGGTATTTGTGCAATACTATGCTGTCCCAAACTTTCCTTCATTGGAAGATCTTTTGGAAACTCAACTTTGATTTCACCATCTTTGGCTGTTACCCAAACATCTGACCACATAGGAATAATAAATCCTGCACTTAATGCATCTAAAAACGGAACACATCTTTTGACTGTAGCATCTTGAGGATTGTTGCTTAATTGTGGTGCTAAATTTGAAAAATACGACGGCATATATTTATGCGCTGGTAATGGCTGGGGAAAAATCTCTGTGTGAAGCTTTTCTGCAAAAAATTCAATTTTACTCATCCAACAATGCCGCACCCCAAATTTCTAAGTCTCGGAATAATTCATAAGAATTAACATTGTCTTCCACGTGGATCATATCAGTGTTATCTCTTTTATGAACAAATGCTGATCCTTGATGAGTAATTTCCATATGATGCTCGACATGACTGTCTTGCTGCATTTGCGAAATCATTTCATTTATTTTGCCACGAATTTCTTCTGTTAAATCAGGATGTTCAGTATCGAAATTTGCACCTTGAGGACTGCCATTGTCGATTGTAAACTCTACGTTTCCGTTTGCTCTTACAGTTAAAGCTTTCATTTTTTTTCCTTACGTTTTCTGAATATAAGCTAATGCGTAATATACTGGCAGAATACTGAAAGAATTACCACTCCCTGTATTACCTGTATTGCCCGACACACTATGCGTATGATTTCCCGAATTTCCTGTATTAGCGTTAAAGTTATGACTATGATCACCGCCGCCATTTGTGCTTATGTTGTGGCTATGAGATCCAGCCGCGCCTGTGTTAGCATTAGCGCCACCCAAACCTTTATACGTTGAGTTGTTAGAAGACATATAGATACCACCGCCCGTACCACCAGTGCCAGTATGCGTGTGATTACCGACATTACTGGTGCTTCCGCTATGCGTATGGTTCCCACTATTACCCGTGTTCGCATTGAAGTTATGAGAATGATCACCGCCAGCGCCAGTGTTTGCGCTCCAAGAGTGACTATGCGAAGCTATATTAGTGTTAGCAAGAGTAACATTACTAGCACCAGCATTGGCGTCTACGGCGTAAGTACCTCCTGCACCCACGACAAATTCATTTCTTAAATCTGGCGTTCCACTCGATCCGTTGCAAATAACCCATCCAGATGGAATTGATGCTGTCGATCCTGACCATAGAAAAATTGTGCCGCTTGGAATGCTAACAATTCCCGTCAAGCTTGCGCCGTTTCCTGACAAAGCAGTTGCAGCAAGTGTGCCCGTTACAGTAGAGCCACCGCTAGTTGCAACCATTTTTGTTGAACCATTATGATCAAGCCTATTAAAATCATCATCGATTGCTGTGATTGCAACATTTGCACTACCAGACAAATTTATTGCTGAACCGCCGCTGCTACTTTCTGTAGCACTCCTTGTAAGTGTATTTCCTGATGAAGAAAAAGTACCAGTACCAATTTCAAAATTAGCGCCGTCTTTTATTGCATATTGAACAACGTCACCGTTACCGACGCCAGCGGATGCAAAGGTTTGAAAACCTACTGATGCTGATCCTAATGAAAGGGTAGAAGTGCCTGTTGTAGCCGTTGTCATCTTGGCACGATTAAACAATTTTGCCATGATAAACTCCTACGTTTTCATTATATAAGCCAAAGCGTAGTACGGTGGAGTAATAGTAAAAGCATTACCACTACCAGAATTTCCAGTATTTCCGCTTACGGAGTGGGTGTGGTTTCCTGAGTTACCAGTATTTGCATTGAAATTGTGGCTATGATCACCACCACCGTTTGTGCCTATATTATGACTGTGTGACCCTGCACCACCGCTGTTTGAATTTGCACCAGACAAACCTTTATATGTAGATGTGTTGAATGATCCACGAATAGCACCGCCAGTACCACCACCACTGTGCGTATGGTTGCCGACGTTGCTTGTACTTCCTGAGTGAGTATGATTTCCTGAGTTGCCAGTATTCGCGTTAAAGTTATGCGAATGATCTCCAGCGCCACTTGTATTAGCACTGAAACTATGGCTGTGAGAAGGTAAGTTAGCGTTGCCAAGTGTTACTGTGTTTGCACCACCAGTACCACCAACATTATAAGTAGATCCTGCACCGACAACAAACCTGTTCCGTAAATCAGGCGTACTATTAGATCCGTTACACAAAACCCATCCAGAAGGTATAGATCCCGTTGACCCAGACCAAATAGCAATAACTCCGCTTGGAATACTGACAATGCCAGTTAACGCAGATCCATCACCAGTAAACGATGTTGCTGTAACCGTTCCAGTAACTGTAGCGCCTGTTGCTGTCGCTGTTACTTTAGTAGTCCCAAGATGCTCCAACCTATTATAGTCATCATCGATAGCAGTAATACTTACAAAAGCAGTACCGCCAAGAGTGATTGCGCCACCACTGCTACTTTCTGTCGGACTTCGTGATAAAGTTGTGCCTGACGAGGTATACGTCCCAGTGCCTATTTCAAAATTTGCACCTTCTTCAATGACGTATTGTACAACATCCCCATTAACTGCTCCTGCATTTGCAAAAGTTTGAAAGCCAACCGCCGCTGAACCTAGCGTAATCGTGCCAGTTCCCGTCGTGGCTGTTGTCATTTTGGCTCTATTAAAAAACTTAGCCATGACAAAACTCCACTATGTTAAGGTTAAGATACCGTTTGTTCCAATATCTATTGTAAACGTGTCACCATCGTTCAGCGTAAGCGACGAACCATAATCATAATAACCGACTAATGGATCTGCTGGGGATGTAACTGTGTCATTGTAAATAACGACATACCTGTAAGCTGCTACTGCACCACCAGAAGCCGTAAGAACCAAATCATCCGCTGACAATTTGTATGTGCCAGATGTTTGTGCACTTGTTACGTTTGCCAATGTGCGTGAAGAAAGATTAGTATAAGAAATTTCTGTAATATTAGCTAAAATACCATTTCCATCAGCCGCCGCATTTGTTCCTGCCGTTGGATCTGTGTTTGATAATGCGACTTTTAAAGTGTCAGCATTCAAATCCATCGCATTAGCTAAGTTGACTACGAAATCATTTACTTTGGTAAAACTTGCCATTTAATAGCTCCTAATTTGTATTCTGCGACCCGACCCACTCGACTTCGCACTTTCACCTTCCAGATTTATAGCAGAAACTGCGCTCTGATACAACGCATTCCATACTTGCACTCTTTGGTCTTCTTGAAGATACGGAGAAGATTGCATTAGAGATCCATATAAGTATGCGTCTGGAAAATACGTTAAAACCCAATTTGTTGTTAAACTTCCTAATTCTGGAATACTTTCATAATACACTAGCTCAAGTGTATAATCTGCGTCTGGAGTTGGGTAGAGCTCAAATGATTGGTCCAGAACCGAATAATTTGTCGGCCTACCTCTTGCATCACTAGTTTCTGCTCTAAGTTTCGATATTTCCAATGTTCCAACTAATTCTAATATATGACTTTCATTAGCTGGTATTGTTATTCTTATAGGCTCAACAAAATTAAGTGGTAAGGATGCATACTGTTGATCTACAACAGCGGTTGCCCTATCCTCTTGCCGCCAATGCCTAAGATCCCTTGTCATTTTAGCTTCAGCTAATTTAATAAAATCAGGAATTACCGCTGTTAAATCATCACGATTAAGAAAATCTGCTATAGAAGCTTTGAGCTCGTCGTATGTGGATAATGCCATCTATTTGCCCCCGTTACTAAGTAAACCTAAATTTCGTCTTTGCAGGGACGTTAAGTTTTGAAACTCGTCTAACGTACCTCGTAAGCGGCTGGAGATAGGTGATCCATCACCAGACTGTACAGTCCCTCTATCTCCTTGTCGGTTATTTTGTCCAGAGGTTTGTTGTCCACTAGACGCCCCAGAGCTTTGTTTAGATGGACCTTCTGCCTCCCCGACAAAGTCCCTAGTTTCTCTTGACCCAAAGCCCTCGAAACCTGTTTCGAAAACTCTTTGACTTGCGTTTGTTCGTTGTCCATCTGTTCCCTTCCATTTCATCAAAACAACGTCTGGAAAGCCCTGACTTTCGTCCCAACCTTCAGACCGCCATTGACGTAGTAAATCGTCGTAAGCATTCTGCCCACGATCTTCAATATAAAATTCCTTGCTGAATGGTACACGTTTTATCTCTTCAAATCCATACCCACCGTACAAATTATTTAAAAAACCTTGTGGGTGTGCTTCTGATGGCACAGCAAAGGCATTAAGCACTGTGGCCCCGTCTTCTATGGCTTTTCCTAGTATAGATGGCCCTGCGATACCTTTTGCGCCTCTTTCGTTGTTTATAACTCCAACTAAATCTACTTCGTTGTCACCAAGCTCTGGAATAGATTTCCCGTCGTTCATCCACGTATAATCAGGATTTTTCTTGAGACTAAAATAAATATCACCACCACCTAGTTGTTGTGTAACTAGTTCACCTGACTTTTTACCAGCATTTATATCAGCCGCTGTATATGGCTCTAATGATGGGTAGGATGGATTTCTTTTAAGAGCTCTTTCGTAATCCGCTGAAGAAACACCACCTTTATTTTTTGGCGTTAATGAAGTTGACCATTGTCCATTTATAGCACTTTCAATCATTTTAGCTTGTGTTGGGTTTTGCAACATTTCTAAATCAGTAGCTTCTTGAATATTTCGAGCTTGGTCTGGTGTCATTTTTTGAGTGGGCAATGCTCTACCAAAAGCATAGGCAACATTAGCCTCGTTTACCTGACCGCTTGGAGACAACATCGATGGTCTGTTTGCATATTCTGTCTCGAAATCTGGGTACATTAGTCCTCTAGATACTGGCATTTTCATTCTAAATAATTCACCATCTCTACCGAAACCATGACGATATGACAAATGTGGTGGTAGTCCTTCAGCTTCCAAATCTATTATGCCTCTTTCCCTGTCAGGCTTAAAAAACAACATACTGTCGCCTTGGTTTTGTCCAATAAATCTTTGCTCTATGTTGCTGTCTAAAACTCTTTGGAAATTAGGAACACCATATTTTTCCATTTTTGGCGCTGCCATTTGTTTTGATATTGCTGCCCTTGCGTCAAATCCAATAGTTTTCATGTAAGCATCAAAATTAGGGCTATCGAACCCTACAAAATCTTTCAATCGTTTAAGCTCTGGCTGAGTTGTGTTTTTTCCATAATCTCTGATTTCTTTATTTATGGCTTTGATATTGTCTGGGCTAATTCTGCCATCCCGAACAAAAGCTTCTAACTCTCCTAAGTATTCGTCTGCTGTACTTCTGTTTGATTGGTGAGCTTGTCGGCTCATTGCAGTAACGCCAATAATATCTGCATCTTTTCCAAGTTTTGTTGTGGCTTTTCCTTTAGCGTCAACCAGCCAACCAACATCAGCATTATAATATGGTTCTTGAAGCGGAAATAAAACACCACCTTGTCTTTGTGTTTGTCTAGTATTGCCAGCCGCTGTAGTTCCCGTAGCTTTTGTGCCAGCCGCCAACAAATCCGCTGGCGTAGGAGTAAATGTAGCTCCAACCAAATCCATTGGGTCAACAACTTCAATGTCGTCATAATCCATAACAAGCGGAAACTCATCCGACGGGACAGATGCACTTAGACTTTGTGCATCACCACCACCACGCTGGAATATTTCTCCAAGCTTTTCAGTATCACCAGACGCAACACTTCTTACAATACCTGTAGCATCAGCCGCTGTTTTGCCAGCTTGCTCTTTGATTGCATCAGTAGTTGGAGACCCACCCAGTAAACTTTCCATAGCTCCAGCCGCTGGCGTAAGGTAACCCATTCTAGCCAATACCGCTGGGGAAACTGAAAAAGCCATTTCCATACCCATATCAGCCATCGCACGAAGCCTAGCCTCTTTGGTTTGCTCTGGATCAAAAACAACTCTGCTCGATAAAACCGATTCTTGCATACCACGTACTGGGTTTGCTTCAGCCGCAAATCCAGCTAGAGCCCTTAAATTTGGCGGTATTACTTGCTCTATATTATCGCCTATATATTCGTCTAAAAGTTTCCTTCGACGCTGCCCAGCCTCACGTGAAAAGAAATCGCTTATAGCCATTACCACTTCACCTTGTTGGCCCAAAAAGCCGCTGACATTTTACCTTTTTGAATATTTTTAGCGTGTCTTGCTTTAAATGATTTGGCTCTTTTGGTCATAGTCTTATCACCTGTTTTGCCTTGCTGACCGAACCTGATGGTCTTGACCTTGTCACCTTCTTTAGCAACAACGACATGTGATTTCTTCGGATGATTTGGTGTGCGCTTTGGTTTGTTATAACCACT